CACTAAATTTTAACATATAAAGGCACAACCATTACCTGAAAAAAAAAAGTGTCCTCAAATCAAAACGCGTATAAACCCTTAGTAAAAAACAATAAGAAAGAGGGTTGAGGACGGTGAGGACGGGGAGGAAAAGATTTTCAATTAAAAAAAAAAAAAAAAACTAACGAGGGGGCAAATCCCCCTTTAAGGAAAAATAAATAACTTTTGCATTTCCCTATTGCATAAGACACTATAAGACGTTATAGTAAGGAATACACAATAGGAGGAGCTTGAGATGTATAACGGATGGAAGAACAAAGAAACGTGGCTCGTGAACCTGTGGTTGGGCGATACATTAACCGAAGACCAAGATGCGGGTGCTGAGATCACTGCTGACTATATAGAGCGACATGTTGATCTTTGTATTGAGGATAGTGCGCCAGATGTTAATGATTTTGCTTTGGATCTATTGAACTGTGCGTTGGGTGAGATTGATTACCATGAGCTTGCTTCGCATTATGAGGATAGCCTAACTTCAGAGGAGACGGGACAATGAAGCCACAAGAGATATTTAACAAGGCTGCAATTCATTTGATGGGCATGGATGGCCCGTGCGTTGATGCAGACGGTGACGCTTGTGCGTACCGTGGAACGGTACGTGACGAGTATGATGACTATGAGTTCAACGGCCAGAAGTGCGCTGTTGGTTTGTTTATTGAGGACAAGTATTATGAGGAGCATTTTGAGGGCAGTGGAATAACCGGCGACGCATCTGTTGCTAATGCTGTTGCGTGGTCATGGGGTCAGGAGCATTTAACTGAAGATCAGATAGAATTATTGTTTGATTTGCAGAAGGCGCATGACGACATTAATTCTTCTTGGTCTGAGAACATTGTCCTGTCTTTAGATAAGGTGGCCGACAAACATCACCTACGGTTTGATCCGAAGGGGGCCAGCGCATGAGGTATATTATTCGAGACAAGAGCCGATCTTACGGTGTGATTGATGAGATATATAATTCGAGACGGGAGGCTGAGGCTAATTTATGGCGTCACTTTTTGTTTGGGGGTTACGGTGATTTAGTAGTTGAGGAGGTTCAAGATGCCTAATCATTGTTATCAGCAGGTTTTTATAGAGGGTCCACATTGTTTGGTGTCTCGTTTGTGGGATGGATTAACCGAGAACGGTTATGATCCTTACAATGGCGGTCGATGTAAGGGTCCACAGTTTTGTCAGTTGATTGTTCCGATGCCCATTGAGCAGTGGCAAGCGCCCAAGACTAACTGGCGGGGGCACGAGGTTTCCGGTTGGTATGACTGGCGCGTTAATAACTGGGGTACGAAGTGGGATGTGTGTGAGGTTACGATTGATGGGGAGTTTTTACCGACCCATCCAGACGAGGACCAGTGGTCTGCGCTACGTTCAACCACGAGCACGTCCTTTGATTTTAGTTGTTGGACGGCATGGGGTCCACCTACTCCTGTTTGGGACAAGTTGCATGAGATAGGTGTTGATGTTCATGCTACTTATCAGGACGAGGGCGGCATGTTTGAGGGTGAGTATGCCTATGGTACGGATCGTTCGTGGGAGCCTGAGTTGATGGAGGAGGCGTAATGGGACAACGGAGGCTAGGGATGTCTTGTTCGGATTGGATTCAGACTTTTGGGCACAAGATGCGGGGGCATCGGTACAGCGAGGCCCTTAATCAAACTGATTTTGGATATATTGTGGGGCTGACGCAGCACCAAGTGTCTCGATATGAGCGTGGCGTTGTGCCTGTTCCTATGGAGGTTCAGGCAAAGATAAGCTTGGCTGTAGGAATACTAAAGGAACAAAAAGTTATGGAGGTTGAGATCGATGGGTAAGTTGAGTGGATGGTATGAGGGTGAGAACGGCGCGATCCAGTTCTATGTCCAAACGAAAGAGGGAGAGGACATGGTTGACGCCCTTGGTCAGATGTATGCGGAGGACCCTGACTTTGGGGATACTGACATGGAGGTTGATTACGATGGCGAGGATGTCACTGCCAAGGTTTATGGGATCATGAAGCAAGTGAATTTTATAAAAATAATGGGAGGTTGAGGTCGATGGATGATGATCGTGTAGACCTTCACTATGTTATTTATCGTTTGGGGGACATAGTTTCATCGACCAAGCAAAAGGACATGTCTGTTTTGCGTCAGGTTGAGGAGTTCAAGCGCGAGTTGATTTATAACTTGGGCGTCAATCAGTTAAGGAGAAAGAACCGTGAGCAAGATAAAAAACATATTGATTGAGATGCAAGAGACGCCGATTATGGAGGCGTGTTCTGATTGTTGGGGTGAAGGGACTATTGAGGTTGAGCACCCTCGGTATCGAGGTCCTTCCCGTGACGTTGGTGTAATCGACGTTGAGACGGAGACATGCGAGACGTGTATGGGCGAGGGTATGGTTGAGCGTTTGTGTGATTGTGGCGCTTTGGTAACGATGTTTATGGGGCGGGACGCAGATATATGTATGGAGTGTGCGGATGCCTAAGAAGCTTGAAAAGAGGCATTGGGCCGAGGACAATTCGGTAACTAATGCTGTTCGGGGTTTTCAAAGTCGTTTGAACCAAGGTAGTTCACTTGGGGGGAAGTTGTACGTTCATCTTCCGCCCTCGAACCGCAAGGAGCGACGGCTTTTAGGGAAGGAACAAAAGAGAAAGAAAGTCATGGTAGACAAGAAGGAGATAAACGATGTTTCTAAAAATATGGAATAGGATTATGGCAAAGCGGATGTCGAATGTGCGTCTTACTCGCAAGGAGCAAGTTCTCCACGAGTTAAATCGTGGAGCGGGGACGGCCCGTCAGTTATCGGATCGCATGGGTTTAAGGTTAAGTATTATTCGCCCTAACTTGTCTGCTTTGCATAAGGCTGGATTGATCCGAGACACTAAGACTTACGCTGGATTAGAGATTGTTTGGGAGGTTGTGAAGTGATTAGATGGGTTTGTTATTAAGCGCGGGACCGCAGGGCAAACGAGCCAAGTGCGAGGTAGTGTGTGCAGATTGTGAGGAGGAGTGGGTTATGTTTTATTTTCCTGTTTCGGTAGACACCTTAGAGCAATTGACCCGCAGTTTGTGCATTAGTTGTGGCGGAAAGAACCTTGAGTATTTTGCTGATTGTTTGAAGGATCCGAACGATGATTGAGTTTTTTACAGTGTTAGTAATTGAGTACGAGATGCAGTCTAAAACAATACAGTCGCGTATACTTTTTGAAACGTGGGATCATTGTGAACGAACGTTACGCATAGATGAACTGTACGATGTTTTTTACAACAACTACAAAAACACCAGCATGAAGTGTCGGCAAACTGAAATCCGTTCTAAACTTATTAGGCCAAAGCTAAGGCCCTCACCGTTAAAACGATGAGGGTTTTTTTTACTTAGTTGTTTTCGTATCCATAGCCTTCAGGACTACCTTCAAACGTTATCTGATACCGTTTTGATTTAGATATAACCTCCTCTACCGGAGTGCGCGTAATTCGTGCGGCTTCCGCCAGACTAAACCCTTGCTCCGCTAAACGTAGCAGATCTTGCGCGGGTTTTGATCTTCCGATGTCCGACATGCGGGGATTTCCGCTGCTTTTTTGGTGTTCTTGTACAATCCCATAATTTAAGGAACGTCCCCCGCATTTAGCGATCATTTCTTTATTCTCAATCAAGGCCAACGCCTTCATTTTGTCTAGTCCCGTCAATGTTACCTCCTAGTTTCTTTTTACCTGTAACGTACAAAACAAATAACTGTTGCGTCATTTGATCCAACTCTCTCCGCAACTCACGGTTCTCCTCGCAAACGCGCTCGTATTCGTGGCGGTTAATCATATTAAAGCTCCACTTTGTCATATTTTTCTGTGTTCAAAGACAAACTCATCGTGAAGGGTTCGGCACGTAAGATACCCGTCTCGTTTAAGTTCCTTTAACATTTGATGTGCTGCGCCTTCCTTCAACTTCATACGTTTTGCAAGGTCGGATACGGTCCAAGCTTCGCGGGTCTTCAACACGTCAAACACCACGGCTCGTAAATCTACTTTGTTCTTGTAGTTCCGCCCGTTTATAGCTGAGTTAGGTTGCAGGTTCAGCCGCATATGTTCGTTCTCTATTGATGCCAGTTGTTTTGGGGTCATCTTGTTTTGTTCTATCTCCATGATTTGCTTTCTTTGGTTTTGGATTAACTTTTGTTGCTGTTCCAACTCAAGGAACTGCCTGTCTATGTCGCTGTGTTGTGGGAAGCCTACTATGTTATCATCCATGTTTACCTCCGAAATTAGGTGCCCCATGCGGCAACACAGGGACTAACCGTATCGTGGTTTCTGCCGACAAGATCACAAGGAAGAAAGGTATGTGTTATACAACACGGAGGTTTCCTTGCTCTTGCTGCTGTGGTTTATGCGGAACATCCAAAACGCGCCCACTCACAGCTTGGGTATTCTATTTCCACGGGTATCTTTGTTGTATCCCCTAATTTGGTTGGGCTGCATCCGCGACCATCCCCTAGAGAAAGCCCTAGCGACATCAAAATCCAGTCCCGTCAGCTTTACGATTTCCTCCGCTGCGTTCATTTCCGAGACGTGTCCATTGCATCGACTCTCAAGCAGCTTTGTTATTTTGGGGTCATAGTCAGCCATTGTCGCACCTCCTCTCCTAACACCCTTGCACCTAGTTCTATCTTTGATTGCAATGAGCGAACTATCTTCTCGTCTATGGTGCTTTCCGTAATCAGATCTATGTATGTCACGTTGTTTTTCTGACCAATTCTGTGCGCTCGATCCTCTGATTGGATCCGAGTTTCGAGGTTGAAGTCATTAGCATAATACACCACAAGGTTTGCTTCGGTCAACGTTAGTCCGTACCCTGCGGTAGCGGGGTTGCCTACGAAGAACCGTAGCTTTGATCCTTTCTGAAACTCTTTTATGATATTGTTCCGTTGATTATCGGAGGTATCCCCAAAGTATGCGGCTGCGCTATCATTTCCAAACTCTTTATTCAGCATGCTGGTAATGGTTTGGATGTCATGACGGAAACGTGACCAGATAATTGCCTTCCCATCATGTTCTTGTAGGCACTCTCGTAGTGTATCTAGCCGCTTTGAAGGAAACGTTACCATCTCTCCCTCGTCTGTTTTCAAATGCCCTGAAAGGATTTGTTGCAGCCTGAGAAGCTGCGTAATCACAGCGGGAGCCGTAGTCATTTCACCGTCGTCAAGCATGACTAACGCATATTTGCGGATGGACTCGTACATCTCCTTTTGTTCGTTGGTCATGTCTACATAACGAACTGTGTATAGCTTTTCGGGTAGGTCAAGGCAGTCTTTTTTAAGCACTCGATAACTAAAGTCATCGATCTTCTGAGTTAGTTCATTGATGTTGCGATACCCGATTACTTGATTAAAGGATTTTGCTCCCATTGATTGCTTCACGATGACTGCGTATCGATTTTGAAAGGCGTAATACGAGTCGTATCCCAGAATACCGTTCTGTAGAAAGTCAGCTTGAGCATAAATGTCGAGCGGACTTTTTGTAATAGGTGAACCAGTAAGCGACCTTTTGAATTTAAAACCCTGGGCGATCTTACATAAATTTTTAGTGCGTTTGGCTGCATGGTTTTTAATAGTAGTTGCTTCGTCAAGAGCAATTAAACCGGAAGCTCCAAACTTCAAACGCATCCACTCTCCTGCTTGTTTACCCTTCAACGTGGAAAACGCCTCGACGTTTATAACAAAGATAGTCAGGCCATCAAACTTGTCTTTGACCGAGCGCATTTCCTCTTTTTGTTTTTTGTTAGCACCGCTAACCCAACGGATTACGCGATGGGGCACATCATCTGACATGTGCTCTGGAATTTCTTTAGTTACCCAGTTGCGATACACGCCCTTTGGGGCAATGACCAAAGCAAAATTGATCTGCCTTGTTTTGTAAAGCATACCCATGTTATCAATCAGGACCTTTGATTTGCCCGTCCCCATTTCCATAAAAAACCCAAAAGACTGCCGTTGTCCTGCGAGGTCCAGTGCAGTCTGCTGATGTTTATATGGTTTTGTTTTGAATTTGTACTTGCATTTCATATCATCCTCCTTATATAGTCTTATACATGGACTAAGGTAGTTCATAAATCAACCCTGAAGAGGAAAAAAACTTATGGATATTTTTGATGACATTTTTGATGAAGGCGGTGCGCTTGCCAACGTCAATACCGGAACAGGAAAGCAGTTAAGCGACCTTGTCCGCGTACTTCGTAACGTCGAGCAACAGATAGACGATGCGGAAAAACACCTGAAGACACTCAAGCAAGAGAAGCACAAGCTTTCTGTCGAGAACATTCCTGCTCTTATGGACGAGATGGGCGTTGAACGTCTGGACGTTGATGGTTTGACCGTCGAGCGCAAGGTGATGGTTCATGCTTCGATACCTCAAGACCGCAAGGATGAGGCGTTTGCGTGGTTGCGTGAAAACAATCTGGACGACATTATCAAGAATGATGTTACTTGTTCGTTTGGTAAAGGCCAAGACAACTTGGCAGGGGATGCAGTTGGCATCTTGCAAGATCGTGGGTTTGATCCAAAGACCAAAACTCATGTCCACCCATCCACACTCAAGGCGTTTATTAAAGAACGTGTGACGGACGGGAAACCAATTGACCTTGACATGTTCGGGGCCTTCCTCGCAAACGCTGCACAAATTCGGAGGAAAGCTTGATGGGTATTTCAAAGAAAATGCAGTTGGAAGAAATGGATCGTAACTCAAAAGCCGAGGAGCGTATGAGTGAAATCATTGCGCGAGAAGATGAGGTTGGGTTTAAGGAGTCTGACTTTGTCAACACAGAGTTAGTAGAGGTCATTCAAGAACTACAAAATAAAAAAAGCGGAGGAAATAAAGATGAGTAATCAAGTAGCTATGAAAGAAAGTGCAGAGTTAAGCACAGACGTAATGGATGATATTCTTGAATACGAGGGAGAAGGTGCGGTTTTTGACAGCTCAGAGATGCAAATACCGTTCTTGCGTGTACTACAAGCATTGTCGCCACAGTTGAACAAGAAAAAGTCTGAGTACATTGAAGGTGCTTCGTCTGGCGACATGTTCAATACAGTGACCCACGAGTTTTTTGACGGCGAGAAAGGAGTCAATCTTGTGCCGTGCTTTCAAACCACAAAGTATTTGGAGTTCACACCTCGTGAACAGGGGGGTGGTTTTCGTGGTGAAATTCCGGTCAGCGATCCGATTCTTACTCGTACCACACGCAATGGTTCAAAAGAGATTTTGCCCACGGGTAATGAGTTGGTTAAGTCCGATCAGCATTACTGTTTAGTAGTGGGCGAGGACGGCTTGCTCCAGCCAGTTGTTGTGGACATGAAGTCTACACAATTGAAGGTAAGCCGCAGATGGAAAACGCAGATTGCGATACAGAAGATTGCGCATCCAAAAACAGGTAAGGTAATCAAACCGCCTTTGTTTGCAACCATGTGGAAGTTGACAACAATGGAAGAAAGCAATGACCAAGGGTCGTGGTCTAACTACCTAATTGCGAAGGTTGGGGTAGCTCCCCGTGATGTGAGACTTGAGGCAAAATCTTTCCGAGACAGCATTGCTGCGGGTGAGGTAAAAGCTGCACCAGAGGAGGGGTCTTCCCAAGCCTCTTCCGTAAATAAGGACGACATTCCGTTCTAAGCAGCTAGGGGCGGCAATTCTCTCCTCATTATTGCCGCCCCTTTTTTAATTGGGAGCTTAATATGTCAGTAGCAAAAAGAATGATGTCCGCGTTTGAGGGATCAGACCTTGGGTATCTTGTTACTAGAGTTAAGGGCAAAGGTCACAGAGGTAAAACTGAGGCCGAGTATCGCACAATTCACGGACAAATTGACGAGAGCGTTATGCAATTGCATTTGGACGGCGTAAGTGGGGTGGGAGTTGTCCCTATTTCTTCTGGTAATGTATGTATGTTTGGGGTGATCGATATCGACGTGTACGATCTTGACCACAAGGATTTACAGGCAAACATTCAACGTTTGAAGTTGCCGTTGGTACACTGCCGCTCAAAGTCAGGCGGGGCGCATCTCTATCTCTTTTTTAAGGATTGGGAATCTTGTGCCATGGTTCGGGAACTATTGGTTGAGATGCGTTCTGCGTTGGGTTTTAGCGGTTCGGGAGAACTATTTCCCGCTCAAGAGGTAATTAATGATAAGGACGGGGAGGTTGGAAACGGGATTAACCTTCCGTATTTTATGTCAGAAACACCCACCCGCTACGCTTATAATAAAAAAGTGGAGGCGTTGGAGGTTGAGGAGTTCTTAGACTTTGTGGAAAAGAACCGAGTTTCGATGGCCTCGGTACAAGAGATCGAGTTAAGCGGGGATCAAAAGTATTTTGAAGACGGACCAATCTGTCTACAAATCCTTGCGTCGATGGGCAAGATCACAGAGAACCGAAACATTTTTATGTTTAACGTGGGCGTGTATTGTAAAAACAAATGGCCTGATGATTGGGAAACTCACCACGAGGAATACAATCGACAGCTATGTGATCCTCCTCTGCCGTCGAAGGAAATTGTCGATCAGCAAAGATCTTTAAAGAAAAAGGACGGATACTTTTACCAATGCACAATGTGTCCTCTCAAGGACTATTGTAACAAGTCAAAGTGCAAGATGCAAAAGTATGGCATCGGATCGAGTTCCGAGGATCAGGTTCAGATAGGGAGTATTACTATCATGTTATCGGAACCGCGCTTATACTTCATGAGTGTGGAGGGAAAGTCACTCACGCTTTCAACAGATCAATTACAAAACCCAACGCTTTGGCAAAAAGCTTGTATGGAACAGTTGGATATGATGCCGCCTGTACCAACACGGGGAGATTGGCAACAGTTAATCAATGGTATGTTAAGTACCTCAACCAAACAAGAGGTGGCACCAGAGCTTACACGGGCAGGGAAGTTTGAAAACCTGCTCCGCAAATTCTGCACAAGCCACATTCGAGCAGTAACACCCGAAGAGGTTCTGTCTGGGAAACCTTGGACAGACAAAGGTAAGACGATGTTTCGCATCGATTCTTTCGAAAAGTTCCTACGCAACAATGACTTCACTGATTTTACTACGGGTCGGATACAGGAGCACATTCAACGTTTGAACAGCAACGAAGAGTGCCATGGGAAACTAAACTACACGAAGGACGATGGTAAAAGATCAAACACACGAGTGTGGTGGGTTCCTGAGTTTGAAAACTTAGACGTAGAAATAGATGTTAAGGAGAATAAATATGATATCCCATTCTAACGATAACAATCCACAGTTGATGAAACTTAAGGAGGTGTGTGAGATGCTAACGATTTCACGGGCAACCATCTATCGATGGGTTGATGAAGGCAAGTTTCCTGAACCTGTGGTACTTGGTCAGGAAGATGGCAAGCGCAGCGCGGTTCGTTGGTACAAGACAGACGTTTTAAACTGGCTAAAAGGACGGCCCAAGGGGGTGCAGAAAAATGATTCCTAAGTCGGAATTAATTTTTGGTCCGCCAGGAACGGGTAAAACATACACTTTAATCAAAGAGGTGGAGACAGCCCTTGCAAGGGGCGTTGCTCCTGACCGCATAGGTTATGTGTCTTTTACCAAGAAGGCCATCCAAGAGGCCATAGAACGAGCCTGTGGGCAATTTGGCATCGACCAGAAGCAGTTGCCATGGTTTCGCACACTGCACTCATGGGGGTTCAATGGCATAGGCGCGAGTTCTACCGACATGATGTCCTCGGAAGATTGGGGCGTTTTGGGCCGTGAGGTAGGAATGAAATTTTCAGGAGCTTCAAGGGTCAACCCCGATGAAGGGTTGTTGTTAGCGCCGGAGAGCGAGTTCGAAGCAGGAGACACGTATCTGCGTATGATTGACCGTGCGCGGTATCGAATGGTGTCTATTGAGCAAGAGTTTAATGAGGCAGAAGATTGGAGCAAAGACTTTAACATCCTGCGCAGGGTGCAAAAAGAGTATGCGCTGTATAAATCTAAGTTAAATAAAATCGATTTCGTGGATCAGATCGAACTATACATAGACTGCGGTATGCCACCGTATCTTGAAATGTTGATTATTGACGAGGCACAAGACCTAACCCCGTTGCAATGGGCGATGATAACGAAGATCTCAAAGAATGCCGAGCGTGTACTTATTGCAGGAGATGACGATCAAGCGATCCATAGGTGGACAGGTGTGGACATACGGAAGTTTCTTGAATCATCAGACAATATCCGCGTTCTTTCGCAAAGCTATCGAATGCCAGAAAAGGTACACCTTCTGTCACAAAGGATTGTAAAGCGGATTAGTTTACGCAAAGAAAAGTTGTTTCATCCAACGGATGATGAGGGCCGTGTAGATTGGCATTACAGCGCAGACGATTTGGATTTGGACAATGGTTCATGGACCTTAATGGCTAGAACAAATAAATACATTCGTCGTTGGGGCGATACGCTGCGGGACCAAGGATATTTGTACTCTTACAAGGGGCATAGCAGCGTAAATCAAAAGTCTGCCAATGCTATGAACACATGGCGCAAGCTGCAAGCGGGTGAAGGTGTTGAACTTGGATTGATCCGTGACTTTTACAAACATGTGCGCAAGCGCGGGGATTTGGCTGTCGTAAAACATGGGGCCGCAGGGCTTTTAGATGCAGCCGCACCGGATGCGTTTTTGACATGGGATGATTTATCTATGCAGTTTGGTATGGTCGCAGATAAAGAGCGCGATGCGTTTGAAGTTGCGAGATTCGGGGATGACGAGCGGATGTACATAGAGTCCCTTATTCGTCGGGGTGAGGATGTGACTTCGACACCTCGGATTAAACTTTCTACGTTTCACAGCATGAAGGGAGGAGAGGACGATAACTGCGCAGTGTTTTCAAAGGTGCCTCCGATCTGTGACATCAGAACAACAAAGACCCCAGACGATGAGCACCGTTGTATGTACGTGGGGATCACACGATCAAAGCACAGCTTACACATTATCGATCCTCCAGGGAGAAACAAATATGAGTTCTAAGTGGGATTACTACTGGAGTGTTAGAGATGACGCTTTGTATATTTGGGAAAAGGGCGGTGTTTTAATAGCCAAAATCGACCCAGAACATTTTACTGCAATAATCGCAGAGTTGGCGGAGCACCTTAAATGGCAAGAAACAAGTCAGACAAAAAAACAATAGCGTTTTTAGAACGAATGGAGATGGACAACCCAGAGCCGGATTGGAATTGCCCTCCAGAATACCCTGACCTATCGAAGTATAAAACTATTGCGATAGACTTGGAAACTCGTGACCCGAACCTCACAACCATGGGACCAGGATGGCCTCGTAACGATGGTTACATTGTCGGAATTGCTGTGGCTGGTGGGGATCAATCTTGGTACTTTCCAATCCGTCACCAACACGGGCAAAACATGGACCCCAAGTTTACGCTCAAGTGGTTCAAGAAACAGATGGCAACGCCACACATAGACAAACTTTTTCACAACGCGACATACGATGTTGGTTGGTTGTTGGCAGAAGGAATTGAGGTCCAAGGACGGATCCTCGATACGATGGTTGCCGCGCCTTTAGTGGACGAAAATAGGTTTTCTTACAGCTTAAATCTTTTGGGTTTCGATTACGTGGGGCAACGAAAAAGCGAAAAGCTTTTACGCGCAGCCGCAAAAGACTGGGGCGTTGATGCAAAAGGTGAAATGTGGCGGCTTCCTGCTAAGTATGTAGGGGATTACGCAGAGCAAGACGCCTCTCTGACATTACGGTTGTGGGACCGCATGAGGAGTGAGATCAACGGGCAGGACCTACATCACATTTTCGCACTAGAAACTAGCCTCATTCCACTTATGATTAAGATGCGGTTTAACGGTGTGCGTGTAAACTTGGACAAAGCAGATCGTGTTAAGAAAGAACTAAAGATCAAGGTTCAAAACCTGAAAGCCGATATCAAACACCGTACAGGTGTGGACCTAGAACCATGGGCCAGTGCGTCTGTTGCAAAGGTTTTTGAGGCACTAAACCTCAAATACCCTATGACGGATTCTGAAAAGCCAGTGCCGTCGTTCACAAAGAATTATCTCAAGGCTCACCCGCATGAGGTGGCGCAGATGATTGTGAAGCTAAGAGAATTTGACAAAGCAAGTGGGACATTTGTAGAGTCAATTCTCAAGCACGAACATAAAGGTCGTATCCATTGCGAGTTTCATCAGCTTCGCTCTGACGATGGCGGAACGGTAACGGGGCGGTTCTCGTCTTCAAACCCAAACCTTCAGCAAATTCCTGCGCGTGACCCAGATATTAAGAAGTTAATTCGTGGGTTGTTTATGCCAGAAGAGGGAACCAAGTGGGGATCGTTTGATTATTCGAGCCAAGAACCAAGGCTCTTGGTGCATTTTGCTGCGTCCATGCCAGACTCCATGCGGCATCCAATGGTTGATACGATTGTGGACGAGTATCACAAGGGGGATGTGGATCTACACCAAATGGTAGCAGACATTGCAGGGATTAATCGCAAGGAGGCAAAGGTTGTTAACCTTGGGATTATGTATGGCATGGGCAAAGGCAAACTGGCAGCGCAGCTTGGTATCTCTGAAAACGAGGCCAGTATGTTATTGTCAACGCACCAAGAAAAGGTTCCGTTTGTTAGACAGCTTGCTAAAATTGCTTCGAACAGAGCCGAGGAGTACGGACAGATACGAACATTGCTTGGACGCTTGTGTCGTTTTGATAAGTGGGAGCCTAAAGGGTTTGGGTTTAAGGAAGCTCTGTCGTTGGAAAAAGCGCAGGAAAAGTATGGCGACGTAGGCAGCTTGAAAAGATCGTTTACTTACAAAGCGTTAAACAAATTAATCCAAGGATCAGCAGCCGACCAAACAAAAAAGGCAATGGCAGATTGCTGTTCTGAGGGCTTGACCCCTTTGTTGACGGTGCATGATGAGTTATGCTTTTCTGTAGAGGGCGACGACCAAGCGAGACGCATTAAAGAGATAATGGAAAACGGGTTGTCCGATATATTGAAAGTTCCCTCTAAGGTAGATGATGAGTATGCTGACGATTGGGGAGGTATTGAAGGATGAAAACTCTTGGTTTCCGTGAGATGCACAAAAGTCAAGTGATCGAACTTCTGGAGTTTATTAGCTGTTCACTGAATGCCGCTGCAATGGCGGATCCCGAAGTATACGAGGAGATGAACGAGAAAGCCCAAGATTTAGTAGAGATCTTTGGAGGGCTTCAAATTGTTACTCAGACCTCCCTAGAGATTTAGCCAAAGCCTGTGTTGCCGGATCATTGCCAAGGATTGCGGGGTCCACTCGACCCTGCGGAGCCGGAACGGGCGGGGTTTCTATTGTGAAAGGCATCGATGGGTTGAACGCAGGGGCTACTGCCGGAGAGGAAGACGGTGCATCAATCGTAAACGGTTGAGATGGATCGAAGACAGGAACAGGGGCAGGAGGTGCAGCGCGTTCTGCTGGTACAGGGTCCGAAACCGCCAGTTGCTCCCCGTTCCTTGCACGAGATAATCTGTTGAACGTTGAAAACGACGGACGATCCGTCACTCGTGTCCGACCTTCCGCTTTATTTAAAGCGACAATGTCCTTGTAAAGTTCCTTGCTTGCCTGTGTGGGCCAGAACTCTCCACGCATTATCGAGTTGGCTTCTTTCCTGCCGATGTTTGCACCTTTCACAAGATTGCGACGAATATCACTTTCAGACAAGCCCATTTGACGAGCAGCTTGGATATTCACGTAGAGATTGCTTTGCTCACGGTACAGATTGTCGAGGTACTTGTTCCATGCCGAGGTCATGTCTTCCATCGTTGAATCGGCGCGGCGAATTACACGACTAGCCTGTGTCTTGGCATCAGTACGACGAGGAGTGTATTCCAAACCTTTGAAAGAAAAATCGTTTCGTAGGTCTACAGTCATCGGAGTAAAACCTGTAACCAAACGAGCAGCTTCTTTAAACGAATTGTACTCTTCCCCGCGTTTTCCAGGCATACCTGCAACAGCACGATACACACGACCTGGTTCCAACTCTCCTGTCAGTGGGTTCTTAACCTGTCCCGCTAACCGGATGTACTCAGGGATAATACCATTGAAGATGTGACCTATGCTTTCTCCGATCTTCTCACCTTGAGCATCGGTTTCTGCGTAAACGTCTGCCCCTGTCGCTGTCTTACCGCCTCGACCAACAGCAAGACTTAAAAGACCTTCACTTGGAAGAACGTCACGAGCACGTTCAAAAATCATGGACTCAGAACCGAAAGGCTCTAAAAACATTTCAAAGCCGCGCCATGCTCCGCTTGCGATCTTCTCGATTTCGTTTCTGTCGAGCTTGCCCTTCTCACTGTAGGACTGCAAAGCAGCACGAGCAGGATCAAGGACAAAGGCATAAGGGCTAACATAACTCAGATCGATGTAATCAATTTTACCTCTTTGATCATTACCCAAGATGACCAGATCATGTCCGTCCATGTAATCTGGAAGCTGCATACGCATTGCTTCTACTTGTTCTGGTGTGGTGCCCGTTGCGGTCATAGAAGCCCGAACCAAAGTCTGTGGGATAATGGTAGCAACTGCGGTGTATGACATTAAACGCTGCGCACCAATGGCTCTCATCTGGCGTTCTAATGCAGCAGCCGATTCATCTCCAATCGCTGTTTTAATTTCTGTCGGCACTTCGAAGGCCAACTCTTTTAGGCCACGGTTCAAGATGTTTACAGAGTTGCGGATGTTTTCTGAGGCAAACGATGTAAAGTTACCAAAGATTGGAACCATGTCCACGGCACGAACGGCCTTACCCACGCGAGGGTAAATGGGCATTGTGTCCTTTACAATGTCCCCAGCCATAACCTCGATGTTGTCTAAGTCTCTTGTAAGTCGAGTCTCGCCTGCAGCGCGTTTTATCAAACCATTTTGACGAAAAGCGTCTAGTACAAGTGGACTTTCTTGCAAGCCTGCTTCTGACAAAGCGTTACGGATTTTCTTTTCTTCTCCCAGTAGTGACAGACCCTTAAAGAACGAGTCTGAGTCTGAGTAGATGCGTTCAAATGTTTTCATGAACGGAATCTTGTCTTCGTAATAATCAATCGCGTTAGAAAGTTTTCCCGAAACAGTCAGGTCTTGTCCTGCGGTACGGTATTCTTTCAATGCACGAGTAACCAAACTTGTGTCTTCAACACCTGTGAGACTGATCTTCCGAGCCAAGCGATCTAGGCCAGCTTCATCCAATGTATCCAGACTAGAGGTGAAGACCTTAAACATGTCGGTGAAATCTGTATCACGACCGAGGTTTGCGTTTGCAGCAAGCATCCCCATGTTACCAACGATGTTTCGGATTTGAGCACCAGGGTTTGGAACAATTGTCATTTTCTGTGATAACGAGCGCATGTTCGACAGAATGCCCGTGGCTTCGCCCAAGAACCCAGTACCAAGACGCAAAGGTGCGGTGATCGCCCCGTATGTTTCAGGAGATACAAACTTCCCTGTTAACTCTCCGTAGGAACCGCCAAAGACATGCTGCAAATCTTTGTTATCACCAAGCTGAACGTATCCTGCATCCCGTAGTTGTTGTTTGTACTGTTCGACAACCTGATCGCCAGTAATGCGTGTAGAGTCCTCGAAACTCTTTCCGATGTTGGCTTGTTGAGCCACTTGATCAAACGGAGACATCTCCTGTTGGTACAAGGTTTCCAACTGGTCAACCGTATACTTGTTAGGGTCTGGTACATCAATGATAGCGGGGCGACCACCCTTTACTAAGGCGTCCATCGAATCAATTAACTTAGTACCCATAGGCGCAATACCTGCGTACATGTCAGCAGCGGCATTTGCTTGTGCCATGTCTGTAATTGTACGCTTGTATATCTCAAGGGGGTCTTTCAAGACGCCCTTTAGTTTTTGAAGATTTGGGCTGTAATCTAAAATTTCTTTACGCTCTACAAAAATGTCATCGATAGAAGACAATACAGGACGTTCTCTAGCGGTAAGACCAAAGGTATCGCCCCGCATCTTACGCTCAATGGATCCTCGTAGGTTTTTCAAGGCCAACTCTGGAGGCAACCCTCCCATAGCTTGAAGACCAAGGGAATCATAGACTACGCGCTTGGCTTGTTCGATATCGTTGGCGTTTGGCGCACGGCCTTTGCCTGTCACAATATGGCTGGCAACTTCCTGAACTGCATCGTTGAACTCAGGAGAATCAAGATCCAAGTTCCGATAAAACTCTATTGGATTTGTATACTGCTCGAACATACGACGGAGATAACCGTTCTGAGCGTTCTGGCTCTGGGTCATCTCTTTCAACGCCCTTGCTGCTTTGACTTCAGCAGGCGTTTCTGGTTTTTTCATAAGGAACTGACCTGTTTTAAGGTCTTTCATGCGTTTTTTTGTACTAGGATCACGAACAGATAGAATATCTTCAAGCTGCGTGATTAGACCCTGCTCAAGCTCAGAACGAACCTCAATCATTTTGTCAGCCGCTTTATTCAAAGATGGATTTGCGTAACTGTCGAGACCTTTTGTGTTACCTAAAAGGTATTGGTTTAGATTCGATTGGAGTATTTGCGCATCAACAGGAGAGCCGTCTTTCATCTTTCCAGCTTTGACAAACTCATCTGACGCACGGGACCAGTCTTCTGCAGCCTTAATACCCTGCCTTTCGTACAAGTCCGCTACCGCACGAGCATCCTGCACGGTTTCATACAGCTTCTGTTCTGCGCCACCAGACGCAGTGAAATACTTTTTAAATTTCTGACTAGCCGCAGTGGAGCCTCGGCCTACTCTTGCAGCCGCATCTGGACTAAGAGTTTCCAGTGTGGTCATAAAACTAGACGCAATCTTGCTTGGAGCGGCTAATGTAGCCTGTGCAGCTTTAGCCCCAGTGGTAGAAATCGCACCTCCGGTTAGTTTATCTGCCGCTTGGAAACCTTTCGACCCAGCCTTTAACGCTGTGTCAAAAGCACCGGAAAGTAATGCGTCTTCGACACCTACTTTTACCTTGTTACGGAAACGACGAGACGCTTCTTGACGGCCCGTTAGTCCAGCATCCTCTTCCGTTTTTAAGGCGTCCGGCAGAATATCAAAGTTGTCGGACAGGGTAGCGCGACCATCGTTAGCTACAGCAGTGCTATAACCAAGCGTAGCCGCTGCAGTGCTGCCTGTTAATCCAGCCCAAGTACCAAGGGCCGCTTGTCCAGTTTTAGATGTGCCGAAGTCAATAGCGGATTTAGTAAAGTTCCCACGACCCGCTGTAGACAAAGCCTTTCCTGATTTCGCCGCCTTCGCCGCCTGTCCTGCTTTACCTAGCCACCCAGCGATAGGAACAAAACCTACACCAAAGGCCACAAGGTCCTCCGTCACTTCTCCTGCGGTCCCTAACTCTGGTTTAACGTACTCAAAGGCTTTCGTAACCGCCCTAGAAGTATTTGTATCTAGGGCCGCATCAACGCCTAAAGCACCAAGTTCCACGATCCCTTGTGGGACGGACACGATACCAGAGTAAATACCTTTGCCTATATCTTCAAACGTATCGGGCACAAGACCTTGATCGCCGGAAAAATAAGAACCTTTTTCTTCAGGAACATCGGGGAGCGTGATCTCAAAAGGAGCATTAGGATCAAACACTGGTTGTTTGTCCGCCATGTTACTCTCCTTGGATTAACTGAGGGATCCCATTTTGATCAGCCTGAAAGCGGTTGCCGCCCTGGTTAATAATAGTGCCAGGAGGATAACTTGTTGGTCGTGGTGTAGAACCACTTGCTCCGCCGCCACCAAGAGGGGCGCTTTGCAAATAAGTTAGGATGCGATCTCCTGAACCTGGAATATCTCGGTTAAAATCCGCCGCAACGTCCGCAGGATCCTCGCCGCTCTTCACGCGATCAGCAAACATATCCATTAGTTCTTTGTCCGCACCAGACAGTTTAGATGTCGTAGATTTAGACCTTGCACGAATATTGGCCTCCGCAAGTGCAGCTTCCTGTGCCGCACGACGTGTTTCTGTTTCACGGGACACGGCCAAGCCTTCAACTGCCGCTTGTGCAATACGAGAACCTGCTGTTGGGCGTAGCTCTTGACCTGTGTTTGGATTAACGTAGTTACCTGCAATTGCACCCGCAAGTTTCGCACCAAAGATGGCCTTGTTTAGTTGATCGATTTCAGCTTCTGCTGGAACACGCTGTATGCCTACCACTGCCGCCGCTTTGCGAAGGTCGCTTTTTGTGTTCCCTGTTCGGTCTTTTTTAGGAACTGTTTCCGCAATAAATTCCTGTGCCGACGCCCCAGGGTTATTCGTCAACTCGTCCCTCGCCTTTTTAATTCCGGCTCTTGCGCCTTTAGGCAAACCAAGTTCTTCGGGGTTCTCAGTCGTAATCGCCGTCGAACCAAATTCAAACGCTTTGCCAAAGGACATCGCTAAAGTTTTTTCCATTCGGTCCTGCATCCCTACGGTGTTTTCCAACTCCGCTTGTAACTTAGGTGCCATGCCGCCTTCGTTAAACTTTGCTACCCCAGGTTTCTGAGCCATGGGCCGAGGAGCAGGAGCCTTGGGACTAGAACCTTGAGGAATACCTGAGATGTTGGGAATGGGCTGCGACGGAGGTAGCATCTGCGGAGCGGGGGATGACGCAGGAGCCATCATGGGTTGATTTGTTGCAGGCATAACAACGGGACGCCGCATTGCAGCTTGCATTAGTTCTGGTGACGAGGCCATAATCCCACCCATTTGTGGGGCCATGGGCGCTACGCCACCCATATCACGAAGTTTATTTCGTGCCTCTTGGGATTTATTTGTAAAGAGCTTACGGTTGTACACGCCATTCATGTTTATCTACCTATCTCTTAGAACCAAGGCCCGAAGATCCGCCATACATTTGCTGATATGAATCAAGACCCATAGCAGTTCCGACCGTGCTGCCAAGAACATTCTGTTCTGGCGCTACACCCAAGGTTAAGGAGGAAGCAGGGGTGCCTCTGGTTGCCGTGGCAAAAATGTTTGCCAAAGACTCAAACCGTGTAAACGGTTCGTACATTTCTTCAATCCCCGCCTGACGTTGTACGTCGTACTCAGACTGCCTCTGCGTTTGTTCAATGCCACCTAAATCCATCAGGCTCTTTACGTCTCGGCCTCCAAGAAGTTGTGCAAACTGACCCAATCCAGCTTGTGCAGTACCCAGACCTTGAAAAACTTGAGCACCAGACTGACCACGGGCCAGTTGGTTTTCAAACGCATTCTGCGATCCTTTTAAAGCGTCGGTGTACGCTGCAGAACGCAACTGTGCCCCTGTTCTAGCAGCACGGTCATCGGCTGCGCGTTGAATTTCTTGTTCCGCTACAACAGCGCGAGATCCGCCAAACGCCCCCTGACCTACAGCTTGCCCTGCTGATCTACCACGTTCAATATTAGCTTGACGTTGAATGTCCCGTTGTGTGACATCAATTACATCTTCAACAAACGGATCATAAAACTCTCGATAAGACGTGGGATCATAAGCCAGAGCTTGCCCCGTCACAGGATCAAACCCAGTACTTAGAGCCGAGACCCCTTTTTCATACGTCTGCTTACCCTCTTCAAGCATCGGTGCATACGCACCAATTCCCTCTGTACCTAGTTTTATACCCGCAAGTTGCGTGTCTGTAAGAGGTATAACATCAGGAGCCGGAATGCCGCCAACAACGTCCTGAACAGGCTCTCCACGAGCGTCAAGAATTAAATTACCTTCGGCGTCACGACGGTAAATAGGGTTCCCCGCCTCATCTTCTCGTGGAGTTCCATACAACGGAGCCATAGAACCTATGCCTGCGGCATAAGACTCCATTACAGGAACCTGTTCTCCTGTCTCAGAATCCGTTTCGAACAGAAGATTACCTTCTGCGTCCACCGATTGACGCTCTTCTGTGCGGTACAGATTAGCTAAGAGATCTTTTATAAACTTCTCTTGGTACTCAGGGAGAAGCTGCAACTGTTGTTGCGTGACGACTGACTCCGCCATTAAGCCCTCCTTTCAAACCTGTTCATCATCTTGTACATCTCAGCAGCCCCTTTTGATCGATTGCCGCCTCCTGCACCCTTGACTGCATCCGCCGTCATGACGAACTCACCGTCTGAAAGCCGAGCCTCTTGAACCCTGCCGCCGTTTTGATAAATCGCTGCGGGTATACTGTCGCTCTTGCCCGTTCCTGGTCCTTTAACAAAACCACCTTGCATCATTGTTGCAATACCACGGCGGCGATAGTCAGGAGCAGCCGTACCTTGATAATCAGGAACCCGCTCACCCGTCCTCGCCATTCGACGTTGTTCCGGTGTCAAAGGAGTTGGTTTCGGTTCTCCTGCTTGAATTAATCCCGCAAGAAGTAAGTTGTCGCTTATTCCACCAAACAACCCTTGGCTGGCCTCTGCCGCCGGAGCACCACCCGCTCCTGCCGCAACACCTGTGCCCATCTTTGAGATGGCGTCCCCAATGGGAGCCGTTGCCTTCATTAAACCTGGAGCCATTTTACTGAGAGCCGCTTTTTGTGCTGCCTGCTGCGCTGCAAACTGACCAGCCATCCCCTGCATACCCATGGCCCCCGCCGCTTGACCCGCAAACCCTGAAACCCCAGGAAGGGAACCAATTCCGTAGCCCATAACCCCAGACTTCAAAGCATCCCCAATGTCCCCGCCAGATGCCAGAGTTCCGATTCCAGAACCAAGGGCCGCGCCCATCGGACCCCCAAAAGCCAAACCAACTAGACCACCTATTGCAGATAATAAACCCATTACGATTCTCCTGTAGCTGGAGGTGGGCCAACAACAACGACTGTTGCATTAACCTTTTGTTCTTTTTTAGGTTCTTTTTTAGGTTTGTTTGTCATGTGATCACCACCGTTACCTGTCCGACTTGCCCTGCGCCCACTGAACCACGCAAGTTAGGGCTGTTGTTTAGAGTTATCTTAACAAACCCGCCGCTCTGAAACAATGCCCCTGTTTCAAGACCTGAATCATCAGTTTGTAAAGCGGTTAAAGTTAATGTCGTGGCCCTGAGATCCCCAGGATTTTGCATCTGCTCCAAGTACACCGAAAAAGACCGCACTAATTCCGCAAAATAATTTTGCATGTACTGTTGTGGCGGGACAGGAAAAAATGGACGTGTAAGACGGCGAGACATTAACGCCTCCCGTCAGAGCGAAAGTCAACTCTAGGAGATCCCAGCCGCCAAGTGACCTCAAGTTCGTCCGATGAAATCTTAAACCTCATCTGTCGGCCCCTTAACCTAAAATATAACTGCTCTGTTCGTGCGCTTACCGACGCCGCTTGGGTCTTAACAAACGTATCAGTCTGACTGTTATTAAATGTGCCGTCCGGCGCATTTTTTACGTCCAAAGTTATGTTCGTTTCAGGTAGGATTGCCGTAGAGTTCTTAAAGTCTACATCAGGGATCATCTTGCGGATAAGCATAAACTGTTCGCCATCGCTTATATCCATGGGGCTTGACTGAATAAATGCGTTGATGGCAGAAGACGGATTCGTAGTTCCATCATCAAAGCCCAACTCGTGTTCGTACAAAAACCCATCGTTGTTGGCGGCAATCGGAAAGTCAAAAATACCACGATCAACCCAAGCAGTGCGACCAAAGGTGCCGTAGTACCAAACTTTTTCGAGGTAGTTGTAAACAACGTACTTGTCCACCTCTTCACTGTTTGAACTAGGATAAAACCACCAAATTTCTGAGTGCTCAGTGTTAAGGGCTGCGTTAATTTTTTCTAGCTGGTTCTCGTTTAGGTCAGAAAAAACATAACCTCTAACCATACAGGGAAGACGTTGAACCGCGCCACTATATATATAAAACTCAGAGCGACCCATCCAAAACACGTTATCATCAACCGCAATCGCAGCGTTAGGTCCAGCAATTGTTATGTTTTCTGAAATTGCAGTAACACCAAAAGTAAATGGGGGGCCTAGGAACTGCATCGCGTACAACGTAGTGTCCGTCATAATTAATATTTGTTGTCTAGTTTCAATCGCAGTAACGATCTCAGACCCAGAACCAAGGCGCAACTCCCCTGCCGTATTGGTCGCTGTTGCGGCCCAGTCGGTTAAAGACTCTTGGTCCGAGAACCGAATGGTCAACGGATCTTGAACCCCTGGAGTAGCCTCAGAATCACAACCAAAAGCGATAACGTGTCTATCTCTGTCCGAAACAAGGATCTGTTTTGCAACCGTAGGAATAGAGGGCAGAGTAGAAAGAGATGTAATATCTACTGCTCTAGTCCCAAGTCCATTTGTTTCATCCCAGTAGTATATCCCGCCATCCCTAACGTTAATTAGAAGATCTTCCCCAAAATTATCATGGGACCACAACCTCAATGTGTTGCTGACGATAGCATCGGCAGAAGCAGAACCCCACGTTCCACGGCCCCATGTACCTGCGCCCCAGCCAGAAGATCTTACGGTGACATCCAATCCCACGTTTATTTGATACTTCCCAACGGTAGATCCGCCACCATTTCCGCTGTCGCTCCCATTTGCAGGCAAAGGAACCAAAGGATCTTGAATCTGATCCCCCTCTGCTCTAGCGGTGATATGGTAGGAATTTGCGTCTACAATTAGAGTAATCTGATACTCTTGATTAAGAACCCCAGCGGTAATTACTCCGCCAAGAGATGCCGCTCCACTGTAAGTTACGAAGTCGTTTACAACAGAACCATGCGCTGTGTCTGTCACAACTAAAGTAGAGGACCCATTTGTAGCTGCAAACGTTACGTCCCCCGCCGCAGTGGTAAGTCTCAACGGGGTGATGTCGTTATACTCTCCGCCTCTGTCTATATAATATTTAAGGTGCGTACCAACGCCTATGTATTGATCACGATCAAGGGCCACCCAAGGATGGAGCGCCCGACAAGTGCCAAGGAAATTGTCTGTCCCGCGTTTTTGCCAACCACCTATTTTCTCAGGATAACCTTTTTGAAACCGAACGTGGTCGGAATCAAACCAGCCGCCTTCGTTGGTGTACGCGGTAACTTCCCGATTGACACCAGGTTTAAATTGTAACTTTGATAGAGGCATAGATCACGATACATCCTCGTAAACGATTAAAACGCGAAGAGCACTTGCGGTAGTTGCTGTAGCAGTAAGAGCTACATTTTCTTTTAAGTATAGAGGAAACTCTTTTGTAACAACATCTAATGTTGCATTCGCGGCTACGCTAACTTGGTGAAGAAACTCTACCCCACCCAACAGCATTGTCGCAGAAGATGCGGTGTCATTGGTAATATTTACGATTCTCACGCCTACGATACGATACACATGGCTTCCTGCTGTGGTCAGTAAAGTGGTGCTTCCGGTTCCCACGGTAGTAGAAACAGTGCTTTCTCCTACAACCGAGGATGCCGTTAAAATATTCGGGTTTGCCATTATAGTCTCCTAGAATAAAACACTGTATGTATAGGCTCTCGCCGCAGTTGCCACTGTGTTGAACGATAACGTACCGCTTCCATTTGTAGTCATAACTTGCCCCGCAGACCCGTCTGAAGTAGGAAAGGTTAAGGCCGATACAAACCCCTGTAGGTTGGCGTCGTAGGCCAACACATCAGACCCTATAGCAACCCCTAAGTTTGTTCGTGCAGCAGAGGCACTACCCGCACCCGTTCCGCCGTCCGTAATCGCAAGATCCGTAATCCCCGTAATTACCCCGCCCGTAATCTTTATTGCATTAGACGCTATGTTATCTGTAATACTTGTGACTTTAGCACCACTTCCTGCGCCATCGCAGAAAACAATGTTAACACCAGCATTGGTTGCAACAGCAGGAATCACAACGTTTCCGCCACTTCCCTGTGTCACTGTAATTTGTTGATCTGTTTTGTTGTATATGAAGTAAACATGCTCATTTGTGTTAGGGGCAATAGTAAGAGTTGCGGCCCCACCTGGACTTCCTGAGATAACAATTACCTTGTGCTGTCCCTCAGAAAGAGAACCGTTTCCTGTAGTTAACGTTTTTGAGGTAGAGCTAAGAGTTATCTCAAGAACACCATTTGTCAGTCTATCAATAATGTTTAAATTATTGTTGGTTGTTGTTCCCCAAGTTCCAGACTGCTCACCATTTCTGATAAGTTCAAGACCCGTGTTTGACGCATACGTGCTTGCCATTTACTTTTCCTATGCCGCTATCTCGGTCCAAATTGTGTTAAGGCTGGGAACAATATGACCCCACACTAACACAGATCCTGCTTGTCCACTAGCCTCTAGCCCAGTTAAAGTCACGTTGGAATTAGCAGTAACAGTTATCGCATCAGTTATTGTACTTCCCGTGGCTCCAACACCTAAAACACTAACACTCTGACTTGTTTCTTGGGTTACAGGATCTAGCGCACCCGTTGCTGCAATTCCTGCTACAGAAATATCAACATTAATGAGGCTCGTCGCATCGCCAACATTACCTGTAGCCGAGAGTCCAGTTACGGAAACCGTGACCCCAGTACCAACAGGCGTTGTAATAGACCCAATCTGCGTTGTACCAACGGATGCACCAGCGTTAATGGTAACGCCTGTTCCTAGTCCTACTGCTACAACGCCGTGGGAGGCAGTAGCAGCCACGCCTGTTACTGTTACTGTCTGATCAGTGTTAGGAGCAGCAGAGCCAACCTGACCTGTAGCGGCAACGCCTGTCACCAATACTCTTAATATTGATCCGCTTGACCCTACTGGGACTTGAGCAATGGCTGATCCGCCTAAGATCATGTTACATTCCTTTCCTCAATTAGTTCAATTGAACTTATGCGTTCAGGGCGTCAAGGTCATCCCAAACACGTTTAGCATGTGCAGACGCGTCGAAAGCAACCGTTGCATCAGGATCATCTGGGTCTGGATCTGTCCAGCTATTTGCTGATGCTTGCGCTGCCAGATACGTTTGCAAGTTTGCTTTTGACGTTACCTCCTCAACCGCACCAGAAACGTCTGCGCCATCTGCGGAAATACCAATCATAATCCAATCTCGCGGGGAAGCAGTGCCACTATCTGCAACCGCATACATGCCGCCCGTTGATTGCGGAACGCCAAACTTTAGCCAAGTTGGAATGGTGCCATTCGCTTCAAGCCGATACTTTACAACTTTATGAGCCATCAGTTTGATCCTCTATCTGCGGGGTATTCGTTAAAGATGTTTCGTCGAGTATAGCAAACCCACGGCTCTCTGCAA